TCCGTCGCTGGCGGCATTCACTGGCGCGCCGTTGGTTAATGCTGGCAACGACAGCAACACTAAAATAATGCTGCATTTTAATGGCGCGGATGCATCGACCGTTATTACCGATGATAACGTCGGCGGTTCCGCGCATGTATGGACCGCTGCCGGCACTGCTCAACTCGACACAGCGCAATCGCAATTTGGCGGTTCGTCGCTGCTGCTGGATGGCGCCGGCTCCTGGGTTACGACGCCGGATCACGCGGATTTTGTGTTCGGCGCCGGCGATTTCACCATCGATTTTTGGTTCAACTGCAACGACGTGAGCGGCAATCTGCGTAACATCGCCGGCCAATGCAATAATCTCGGCAATGCGACCTCTACTAGCTTTCGGATTTGGCGCCTTCCATCCAACAAGATCGAGGCCCTGATCTCGATGGCGCCGATTGGCACTCTCAGCTTTGCCTGTGTCAGCACCTCGCAATTTACCGATACCATCAACCCCGGATGGCACCATCTTGCGTTCGTTCGCAACGGCGGCAGCCTCAAATTATTCATTGACGGCATGCTGGAAAACGAAATCTCATTTTTCGGAGCCGATGTCATCAACTCTACCAATGCGCTGCGCATTGGCGCCCTCGGTGAGGTAACCACCGACACCTGGAAAGGCTGGATCGACGAATTCCGCATTTCGGTCGGCATCGCGCGCTGGACTGGGAATTTCACGCCACCGACAGTGGCGTCTATCAGTGCCGGCGGCACACCGTGCGGGCTCTATTCCGCGCGCACGCTGTCGGGCGAATGGAAAATCTACGCCGGCACGCAAACCAAGCTGTTCACATGGGGATCGGGTGGTTGGATTGATGTCAGCGGCGGCACCTATCATGTGGCCCCGGGCGATCTGTGGATGTTCGAGCAGTCCGGCCAGAAGCTGGTCGCGGTCAACATCAATGACAATCCGCAGGTGATTGATATCGATAGCGGCACCAACTTTGCCGACCTGGCCGGCTCACCACCACGCGCCACCAACGTCAAGCAGATCGGCGATTTTCTGTTCTTGAGCGGGTTGGCCGATAACGTCGGTTACAACAGGCGCTCCATCGTTTGGAGTGCGATCAACGACATCACTGGGTGGCTACCCGGAACGAACCTCTGCGACACTCAACAGATGCCAGACGGAGGGCCTGTGATGGGCGTTGCTGGCGGCGAGATCGGCTATGTGCTGCAAGACCGCGCAGTGCGAACGATGCAATTTCTACCCGGCGACACCTCGCTGATTTTCAGTTTCTCGCGCGTATTGGACGACCGCGGCTGTGTCAGCAAATACGGCTTCGACACCATCGGCAACGTGCTCTATTTCGTCAGTGAAGATGGCTTCTATTCGATGACCGGCCAACAAGTGACGCCGATCGGCCAGGACAAGGTCAATGATTGGTTTTTGGCAAATTCCGATGTCACCCGGCGCAATGTTATTCACTGCCTTGCCGGCGTGAACAAGCCGCGCATTGCGTGGGTGTATCACTCGGGCGATGCCGCACCAATGTACGATCGGCAGATCATCTTTGACTGGTCGAATGCCCGCTGGGCGCGCGCCACCATTTCGGCTTGGGTCTGGGGGCTGCTGGCTTCCACCGGCCTCGACCTCGACACCACGGGCTCCGAGCCGGGTGATGCGCTCTTAGACAGCACCGCGCCATCGCTCGACAGCTTCGGCTATGTCGGCGGCCGGCCGCTGATCGGCGCCATTAACCCCGGCGGCTTCCTGTCGGCGCTGACCGGTCCCAACCTGCCGGCCACCATGGAAACCGCCGAGGTGCATCTGTCGCCTGGGATGCGTTCATTCGTCAGCGATGCCTACCCGCTGGACGATGTCCGCGACGATGCGTCAGGCACGGTCGCCGCCGGCACCCGCGAGCGGCTGCAAGATGCGCCGGTGTGGGAAACACCGGTTACCATCGAAATCACGGGATCGGCGGCACTGTATTCCTCGGCCCGGCTGCATCGCTTCCGCCGCTATATTCCGGGTGCAATGGTGTGGACGCACGCGCAGGGCGTCGTGATTGAAGCGCAGCAGGATGGCACAGTTGCATGACCGATTGGGCGCCGCCGCCATTCCGCATTAAATTCGATGAGGCCCGCGATCCCTACACCGCGCGCAATGCGCTCGGGATCACCGGCAGTGGTGGCGGTGCGCCAGGGCCGGCAGGACCGCCGGGGCCAACGGGCCCGACCGGACCAACGGGGCCAGCAGGACCAACTGGGCCCACCGGCCCTGCAGGAGTAGTTGCAACTACGCCGCCGCTATCGCTGACCGGCGGCACACTATCGATCGATCTGACCGGCTATCAGCCGATCGACGGCGATCTGACCGCGATTTCGGCATTAACCGGCACCAATACGATCTACTATCGCAGTGGCACCAGCGTCTGGTCACCCGTTACAGTCGGCACGGGGCTGACCTTCACCGGCGGCACGCTCGCTGCTACTGCCGTCGCCAGCGGGGCATGGACGGCTTACACGCCGACGCTCGCGGCCGGCTCGGGCACGATCACCTCGGCCTCCGCGACCGGCCGGTTCATCCAGATCGGCAAGAACGTGAGCTTCAGCATCCGCATTGCCATCACCACCAATGGCACGGCGGCAACCTTCATCACGGCAACTCTGCCGGTGACGGCGTTCGCCGCCAGCCAGGCGCTGGCCGGCTACCACGAAACCAACACCGAGGTGATGTCGGCGGTGATCCTGTCCGGCACGCCTACTGTCGCAACAATCAGAAACTCGGCCGGCGAGTATCCCGGCGCCAACAGTACAGCGTTCGTTATCTCTGGAACCTATGAGGCCGCCTGATGCCTGCTGAAGACATCCAGTCATGGAGCCCGACGGCGGCGAGCAATGCCACCGCCGACACCGGGATCAATTGGGCCGAGGGCCAGCCGCGCGCGAGCGTGAACAATTCCGCTCGTTCGATGATGGCCGCGCACGCCAAGGATCGCAATCTCAAGAACGGTTCTATCACCACTGGCGGCACCGCTAACGCGCAGACGTTTACATCAGGTGTTGCCTACACCGCGGTGCCAACCGGCTTGACGGTGCGGCTCAAGGTGGGTGTCACCAACACCGGCGCCACCACGCTCAACATGGACGGCATCGGCGCGGTTGCGATCAAGGATCAAGCCGGTAGTGACATCGGTGCGAATGCGTTGCTGCTCGGCCGCTATGTCGATCTGCTCTACAACGGCACCAACTGGATTTTATTATCACTGGGTGCTGCCGCCGCGCCATTCGATGCGCTGGCCTACAACGGCATGCAGATCAACGGATCGATGGAGGTGAGCCAGGAGAACGGCACTGCGGTTGTTCCTCTTACATCTGGTGTCGGCAAACATATTGTTGATGGTTTTATCGCGCTCTTTGTTGGGACTGGGACACTGGATGCTCGACAAAACCTGATCACATCTTTGCCGGGATTTTCTTCCTGCATCTACCTTAACTGTAGCGTTGCGAACCCGCTTGCAGGGGCAAATGACGCCCAGTTATTTTTGCAATACATCGAGGGTTATCGCTGGTCGCGGCTTGTATTTGGCACAGCAAGTGCCCAACCGGTTACGATTGGCTTTTGGGTCTATCCGAATATCGTAGGCACCATGGCCGTTTCGGTGCGAAATGGCGCCCTAAACAGAAGTTATGTTGTTGATGTGCCGCTGGCCGCTGCCAGTGTTTGGCAATACAAGACTGTAACAATTCCTGGGGATGTTGCTGGGGCGTGGGATACAGCCAACGGGCGTGGCGCGATGATTTCTTTCTGTTTTGGTGCCGGAAGTGCTTTTAAGACGGCAGCAAACACATGGACAGCTGGCAGTTTCGCAGCAACATCTGCGACCACCAACTTCTTTGCGACGACAGGCACAAACTACATCACTGGCGTTGTCGTTCTCCCCGGCAGCGATGCGCCATCCGCCGCGCGCTCGCCGTTCATCATGCGGCCGTATGATCAGGAATTGATCACCTGCAAGCGGTACTTTCAGCAATCGTTTGTCATAAATTCGAATGATGGCGTCGGTGGCGGCATGGCGGTTGTTTTGCACGCAACGCGGGCGACTACATCAGGGCAATGGCCGGTGGAAATGCGCGCGGCACCATCGCTCACAACATATAGCCCGGCTTCGGGTGCACCTTACTTCCTTTGGTTTCCTGGGGTTGCCGACATAGGCATGTCCCTCCTCCCGCAAGTGACGCCCAAGGGTTGGGGGCCTTTCTTCGATGCGGTTACAAGCAATCTGTTGCCCATCGGTCAAACGGGTGTTTTCAGCTGGCGAGCGGATGCGAGGCTGTGATGGCAGATTATCAACTCACCGCAGACACCAGAGTGATCCGCAACTCGGATGGCGCTTGGATACCCGATGATCCAGCCAACCGTGATCGGCAGGAATATGATAAGTGGTATGCCGCCGGTGGCGTGCCTGATCCCTACGTAGAACCAGAGCCGATGCCGCCGACGCCAACCGCAGAACAACAGGTGTTGTTCGATCATGAAAACCGGCTGCGAACGCAGGAAGGCGTGCCGCCGCTGACGCTCGGCGATTTCGTTCAGAAGAACGGGCTTTGATTGCGGCTCGTCGCGATCCCGCTGACTGAGCACGAAGCATGGGCACATCACTGGTTGCCATTCCTGCCGCGCATTGCACAACGCTCGCATGAGAGCGTGCTTGATCTGATCGGGCAAATCCGGCGGCGCGAGGTGCGGCTGCTGTTGGTGATGGACGGCGAGATCGCGCAGGCGCTGGTCGGCGTGCGTATTCACACCATGGGCGGCAAGAGTTGCGGCGACATGATTTGGCTCGCCGGCTTTGGCCGCGAGCAATGGCAGCAGTTGCTGCCTGAATTCGAGCAGATGCTACGCGACGCCGGCTGTGTCATGTGTCGGCCGGTGTGCCGGCCCGGCTGGTCGAAATATCTAAAAACACGCGGCTATAGATTGCGCCACGTCATCATGGAGAAACCGCTATGAGCAGCGGCGGCCAACAACCAGTCACCCAGCAAACGCAGCAAACCAAAGACCCGTGGGCGCCATCGCAGTCTGGCTTGCAACAGTCGATGAATCTTGCTCGTTGGTATTCCGACAACGATATCGGCTATCAGCCATGGACCGGGGCAACGCAGCAGCCCATCAACATGTACACGCAGATGGGCCTCACCGATATGTCCAACACGCTCGGGGGGGATGCCGCTGCGGGCGGCACGCAAGGCGTTTTGGCAGCGCGTCAGCTTGGCACCAGCCAAATCCAAGATCGGGGGCTCTCCCCGGAACTGCGCTCCCTCTACGATCAGGCGCAGGGCGATCAAAACCCGTATCTGCAAAACATCCTCGACACCAGCAACCGCCGCATTGGCGACCGCGTCAATTCGAGCGTGAGCGGCGCCGGCCGCTACGGCTCGGGCGCGCACACCGACATCATGTCGCGCGCTCTCGCGGAGGCCGCTGATCCGGTACTAGCGCAAGACTATGCCCGCCGGCAGCAGCAGATGCAGGGCATCGCCGAGGGCGGCCTGCAGCGTGCCGGGCAATGGGCGCAGCTTATGCCGACGCTGGATGAGGCACGGTTGGCGCCAGCGCAGGGGCTGGCCAATATCGGGCAGTATTACAACGAGCGCGATCAGAAGGCGTTGGATGATCAGATCAAACTGTACAACGCGCAGCAGGCGCGGCCGTGGGAGCAGGCTGCACGCCTGAATGCCATTTCTGGTCAGGCTGGGGCTCTGGGCGGAACGCAGTTCGGCACGCAGACCACGCCGATCAATCAGCCATCGACCTTGCAGCGGCTGTTCGGCGGCGCGGCGGCGGGCGCCGGCATCGGCGGCTCGTTCGGCGGCCTGCCTGGCGCCGGCATCGGCGCACTCGGCGGCTCGCTGCTCGGTCTACTCTGATGCCCAGCCTGTGGGATTATTTGCCGGGCTCCCGGCGGCCCAATCCATTTGATCCGTTCAATAGCCGGGTGACGTACTACGCGCCCGGCCCCGGCGACCGCATGGAAGGCGGCTTCGAAACCTCGCAGCCAAATCCGGGCACCGGCAGGCGTGTGCCCTCCACACTCGATGATGTTCGCTTAGGTGTGTCGCCGTTCGTCACGCTGGCGGGCGATCCCTCCCGCTACGGCCAGACCGTCAAGATGGGGCCGCTGACCTACACCAGCCCGATCGACCAGAAATCCTACACGCTGCCCGATGTGACGGGATATGTGCACGACACTGGCTCGGCATTCCGCGGCCGGCCCGACAAGCTCGATGTCGCAGCCGGTGATTACCGCGGCTACAGCCCGCAGGCGGCATCGGCGGCGGTGCAGGCCGATGCCGGCCGGCGCACGGTCACCCCGTTGGAAGGCGACGAGGCCGATCGGGCGCTGCGGCCGGTTGGAATGCCGGAAGCATGGCGGGCGACCGGCGAGGGTGAGAGCCCGACCGAAACCGCCATTGCATCGGGACCACCACAGCAGAGGCAAAAGACAATGCCGGATAGCCTGATGGATATGTTCCAGCCGCGGGATGCCGCCGGCGAACAGTCAAATTTTGCCGATGCGCTGCAGAGCCGGTCGAATTCGCTGATCGGGCTCGGGCTCGGCCTGCTGCAGCCATCCAATCCGCTGCGCGGCCAATCCTCCTGGGGCAACGCGCTGGAGGGCTTCCAAGGCGGCGCGGCGCTCGACGCCAAGACCGCGCAGGCGGCGGCGATGCTCAAACAGCATCGGGATGATCGGGCACAGGCGCAGGCCAATCTGCAGATCACTGACGCCCAGCGGGCCATGCGCGACGTGCTCGGGCCTAATGCCAGCCCGGAAGCAAAAGCTAATTTCATGAAAAACTAC